AATCCTTGGCGTCCACTATTTCGCCTCCGAATAACCAATGTTTTTCAGGATGTTAACCACGTTTGCTGGGTACTTGTCGTAGGCCGTGGTCCGGCTGGATCCGGGGGTCTTGGCGATGAGCAGGTAGTGGTTATTGGCGCGGAAGATTTTAAAGGTTTTCATCTGGGGCTCCTTTGGTCCGATATTCTATTATCGTACCGGGGGGGCGAGGACTTAAAGAAAAATGTGGAAATACTTTGCCACTAAAGGCAGAAGAAACGATGTAATCTCAAGTCTGTTGTGGAGAATTTGGACGGCTGGAGATTTTAGCCCCAAGAGATAGCATGCCGTCTAGGCATGCGCGACACATGCGAGCCTCTAGGAGGCGCCCGATAGCGGTAATGTGTTGCATCCAGCCTGGTTGGAGCCCGCAAAACTGGCATAGCGGAGCAGGGCCGAATGGGTCCCCATTCATAATACCCCCACCGGAATATCCCCATCGTACACAATCCCACCCCGGACCACATAAGGGGTCGGCGACAGGGCAATTAATTCAGATGTTACCACCACTTCGTTGTTTTCGCAGATGCACAAATCGCCCATTATGTGCTTTATTCTCAGCGGATTTGGGTGTGTAGCACAATACACAAAATCCCCAACCATCCAGATGCGGTTGCCGGTCATATCAGGCTACTCAGTTTGCATTCCGAAGGCTGGCGGATCTCCGGCCACTTGGCTATCATGGGCTCCAAGTAGCGGTCCTGGGGGGCATGTAGCCCGTTCTCCCAGTTCCAGAACGTCCCCAGGCTGACCCCGTGAATCTCGGCGGCCTGCTTGACCGCAAGGCCACGGCACGTCCTGGCCTTCTTCAACTCTTGCGCCCACGTAAATAATGTTTTGGCTTCCATGCTACAATAATACCAAACAATTTACCACAGTCATCCAAGTAATAATAAAAATGGCATTTTTTCTACATGGTATTCGTCCCCCACCACGTTGATCATGACGCCACCTTAGACAAGTTTCGCTACAGATTGAAATGGGTTGACGCGGATAACCACCAGGAACGCGAAAGGCTCGAATTGCTGATCAGTATTTACGAACGGCTTTATCCGCCGCACCCCTCGTACCGGTCCCTGGAACCACACGGCGCGTGAGAACCGGAATCGTCGGAACCTTCATGGATTTAACGGATGAGGATAAATCCAGGTTTTTTTGGCAGCCAAAAACACCAAGCAAATTCAACAGTGAGAAGGCTTTATGCGATCTAGCCGAAGCCATATTTCCAGACATATCGGAATTGGTTGGGCTTCCGGAAACAGTAAAACTTACCCGCGAATGTCCGTTTGCTTTTAGGGCTCTCGGAGATATCAAGACTCCTAGACAACACTCCAAAGCCCGCATGGATTTTTTGGCTCAACATAATGGCAATAAATACACGATTTTAGAAGCTAAAATAACCAAAAACAGCCTCGACTTGGTGCAGGCTATCGCCCAACTTCTTTTTTATAGGACCCTTTTGCAAACCTACCACGAAATCCCGCATGGGGATATTCGCCTAGTGATTCTGGCCGACAAAATCGACTGGAGCGTAATGGCGACAATCAAAGAAAACAACCTCAACATCGATTGTGTTGCCATCCAGCCGGACGGCCTTCTATATGGGGCCATCTGATGAGCCAGCCAGCCGGACGGCCAACGATATACACCCAGGCGATCGACGATGAGATATGCGAGAAGATCGCCCAAGGAATGAGCCTCCGCGAAATCTGCAAGGCCGATGGGATGCCCTCAAGAGACTCAATATATGCTTGGAAATCGTCAAATAAGGGATTTTCCGACCATTACAACCAGGCTGTCGAGGACCGCGCCGAATTGCTGGCAGGAGAGATTGTTGAAATAGCCGACGATAAGACCGGCGACCCAGCCCGCGACCGCCTGCGTTTGGACGCCCGGAAGTGGATAGCCTGCAAGCTTTTCCCCCGCAAGTACGGGGACCGGGTAGCGAATGACGTGAACCTGACCGGGAGCATCATCATCCAAGCCTCCCCCCTGGACGAAAAGCTGTGACCTTCACTCTGACCGCCAAACAACTAGAAGCCCAGGCGGTCATAACCTCCGGTGCGACCCACATCATGCTATTCGGGGGCAGCAGGTGTGTAGCCGGTGATACCATCCTAGACGGGCAAACAAAGACCATCCGTCAACTTGCGGAAGCTGGGAAGCCGGTTCGAGTTCTCACTTCGCGTGGAACGCAAATGACCGAAGCCCCTTTTCTAAAGGGCAGGGCGATATTAATTGAATTTGAGATTGCCGATGGTCGCCGGATTAAAGTAACCGATGATCATCGGTTTTGGGACGGCTCAACATGGGTTATGGCGAAAGACTTGCGGGCCGGGGATTCTTTGGCCGTCCGGTCATCTTCGCCTTTCCCTCTGGAGTCCAGTTCGGGCACTTCCCTTTCAGGGTTTCTATCAAATGAGCTTTATTCGAAGGAAACACACGAAGATTATCCGGGTGGTTGTTTTGATTATCCCCATCAATATGATCGACAACCTCTCCGGCCATTAGCCTCCGGCCAATCTTATCGTGCATCACAATGCGGTGTTCTGGAGCATAGCCGCACTGATCCAGCCCATGTATCCCGCGCTTTGGGCGGGCTCGAATCAGATAGCCATGCGGCCCATCAGCGGCTACTCGCCGCAGCAAATAACCAGTTCTGTCCCTCACTGTGCCGCCATTCCACATTGGGTGGTTTTCCATCCGGCGCGTTCCATCAGCAAGCTTTATCCCCCTGCGCATCGCCCATTTCCGTACAGTTTCAGGGTCCACCGCCAAAGTCCGCGCTATCTCTGGTCCTGGGCGACCCTCGGCAATCATTTGCAAGACTAGTGGATAACGCTTTTTTCCAATTCTGCCGTATATTTGGTGTGTCATACGATACTCCATGCGCAAGCGGTTATTCGCTTTCTCGCGTGGTAAGTATAACTACTTCCTCCCTTCAAGATTACTACTCCCTCCATGTTCCGGTGACAGAGCAATATTTTGCCAATGGGATATTGCACCATAATTCCGGCAAGACTTTCCTCCACTGCCGAAACATTGTCATGCGAGCGCTCAAAGCCCCCCGTTCCCGCCACGTCATTCTCCGCTTTCGCTTCAACCATGTCAAGGTGTCCATAGGTCAAGACACCATGCCCAAGGTGCTGGATCTGGCCTTCCCTGGGGTGAAGTACACCCTGGATAAGACAGATTGGTGCTTCCGGTTCGAGAACGGGTCTGAAATCTGGCTGGCCGGCCTGGACGATAAGGACCGGACCGAGAAGATTCTTGGTAATGAGTACGTCACCGAGTACTTCAACGAAGCGTCCCAGATCCCCTTCGGTTCCCGAAACATCGCCCTCACTCGTTTGGCTCAGAAAGTCCTCCAGAAACTCCAAGGCCGTCCCGACGTCGCCCTTGAGCCGCGAGTCTATTACGATGAGAACCCCCCATCCAAAGGGCATTGGACTTACAAACTGTTCTACGGCAAGAAAGACCCGGACACCGGGAAATTACTGCCCAACCCCCAAGCATACGCCAGTTTCCAAATCAACCCTAGCGACAACCAGGAAAATCTTGCCGCCTCCTACCTAGCGGAATTGCAGGGTCAATCCCCACGGCTCCAGCGCCGGTTCCTCCTGGGAGAGTTCTCGGATGAAAACGCCAACGCCCTGTTCTCTGACGAAACCATCGACAAGTGGCGCGTGCTGGACGGCAAGCTGCCGGACATGGTACGGATCGTGGTGGCTGTAGATCCTTCAGGCTCAGGAGATGTGGACAATGCGGACAATGACGCCATCGGAATCGCCGTGGTCGGCCTGGGGACGGACGGTAACGCCTACCCTCTGGAGGATTGCACGGTCAAGGCCGGTCCAGCTGTATGGGGCCGCATCGCTACGGATGCGTATGACCGACACCAGGCTAATATGGTGGTGGGCGAGAATAACTACGGCGGTGATATGGTCCGCTTTACGATCCAGACAGCCAGGCCGCGCACCCCGTTCAAAGCCGTCACAGCAACCCGGGGCAAGCATGTCCGCGCTGAACCCATTGCCGCCCTGTATGACACTGGAAAAATACGGCATGTGGGATATTTTAGGGAATTAGAGGAAGAATTAACCGGGTTTTCTGTCAATGGATACATTGGGGAGCGGTCGCCCAACCGGGCCGACGCCCTGATCTGGGCCTTGACCGAGCTGTTCCCCGCCCTCACAGCCCCGCCCGAAGAGGACATCCCGAAGAATTACCGGTCTCAATTCACCCGTAACCTGGGGTTTGTATGAGCAAGAAATGGAAGCCGGCATACATCCCGCGTGGGGCTGGATTAGCTTCTGTCGGCGGATTATACCCGGCCGCCACAGGCGATGACGTGCCGCGTGAAACCATGGTCCCCATCGAGAGCGTCACAATCTCCGACAATCCGATAATGCTGGGCTCCATGGTCCCGCATGGCCGCTACAAAGCCGTCCACAAAGCCTTCAATAGCCGCGTCGTTGATGGGCAAATCATTTCCTGGGAGGTTGAGATGGATGAATACATCAACCAGTTCGCCCGGGAGCATAACGCCACCCTGCACACTGTCGCCCAAGCCGCTGTGTTCACCAATTATCTGTTCATCTGGGAGATGCCGTGCCCCTAACACCCGCCGACGAAAAGCGTAAAACTGAAGTCCTGGACGGGTTCAAGTCCAAGAAACAGCGATATATCGACTACTGGGATCCTATCTATAAGGAAACCGAGAAGCACCGGAAGTTCACCCTGCTCGGGAAACAGATGGATGATGCCGAGACCCGCCGGTATGGGCTCAAAAACCCCCTCATGCCCAATCTGCTCCTGACCTACGCCAACCACGAAGCCAACAAGACGCTGCAAATCGACTACCAAGGCAAGGTGTCTCCCAATGGTGGCGGTGCGGACGACGTGAAGGCTAGGGAGCGCCAGGATGTCCTTCGTGGCTTACAGCGGACCAACAAGATTACCGAGATATTCAACCAGGTCCGCCGGCTCCAAGTGTGCGGTGGAATTGGGTACTCTATGGCCAAGCTGGACTACGCTGGTAAGCGCGGATTCGGTAAGACGCTTAAAGATGAGTTTATTGAGGACTACCGCAACGTATTCCCGGACCCCCTGGTCAAGTCACCCACACTCTCCGACATGCGGGATTTCATCATCCGCCAGCAAATCCCCAAGAGCGAGTGGAAGCAGGAAACCGGCCGGGACCCGGATGACGAATCTTGGGGCGGACGGAACACCAAAACCTTGTGGCATTATTGGGTCCGGGAGGACGTGAAGGACGCCGAGTACCTGATGGACTCCGGGGAAACTCAGATGGGTTCCAAGATGGATCTCAGCGAGGATGAGGGCGAGGAAAAAGAGCCAGACCTGACCGGCGTCAGCATGGACGAATCCGGCCAGCCCCTGATGCGCCCCACCGAGGATTACACCTGGTGCTGGTACAAGATCAACGAGGAAGCGGATGACATCTGGGACGAAGAGAAATGGCTTGGAAGCTACCCTCCCCTTGTGGCCGCCACGGGCCGCAAAGTCACGGACGGCGGGGGAAACCAGGAAACCCCGGAGAAAGTTTACTACCAGCCTATTACCCAATTCGCCGAGGAGCCGCAGAAGGTTTATACCCTCCTTGAGAATATCATCGCCCTCCGGCTCTCCCGCAGCCCCTACAGCAAGTGGAAAGTGGCGTTTGAGTCGATGGACATCAAACAGGCTATTAAGCTCCGCAGGGCTTCCGAGGTTGGGGATGATGACATCCTGTACAAAGCCTTCGACAGTAATGGCAACGCTATCCCGGCCCCAGAAGAGATTGAGCCGCATGTTCTTGACCAGGTTCTCATCACCCTTCAGGAAGCCCAGCACGTCAAGATCCAGCGCATCTTCGGCATCTACGACGCCAACCTCGGCGCGAGAAGTAACGAGCAATCAGGGGTGGCCATTGAGCAGCGGGCCAAGGGTGGTGAGCTATCGAATTACGATTCCCAGTTCAACTTTATGGCTTATGTTGAGCAGGTTATCCGGGTCAAGCTCGACCTGATCCCCAAGTACCTCAAGGCCCCGCAGCAAATCGCCTTTGTGGACCCGGATGACCAAGTGGTGATGCAATGGATCAATACCACCGGGGGAAAGCAGTTCTCCCCAGATGAGGAGTACGCCCTCTCGATTGATGCCTTGCCCATCTCCAAGACTTCCAGAGAGGAAGAGGCCGCCGCGCTCACGAACATGGCGAAGATGATTCCCATGCTGGCCCAGAACCCCCGGACAGCAGCGCTCATCGTCAAAGCCCAGCCCGGCGCGTCGTCCGCGAAGATTGCGGAAATCCTGGCCGGCGAGGACCCCCAGACCCAGCAGCAAAAACAGGAGATGCAAAAGGCTCAAGAGCAAATCCAACAACTCCAAGGCAAGCTCCAGCAGGCTACCGCCCAGCAGCAACAGGCGGCACAGACGATTGGCGGGCTCAAAAATGCCCTGACTGGCATGAAGCAAACGGTTGGGATGCTCAAGCAGCAGCACACCATCGAAACCCAAACCGCCGAGATGCAAGCCACGCACGAAGCAATTGGCAAGCAGATGGAGGATATGGGGGCCGAACTGGACCGCCAGATCGAGCAGTACAATGCCGAAACAGCCCGCATATCCGCCGACGCGAACATGCTCAAGGCGGTCGGAGCCCTAGCCAAGCCTGACCCTGTCACCCCGCAACTGGGCCAGGGGCTGCCATGACCTTCGGCCAGGCATTAAGAGCGGCCCGGGAGGCGCAGGGGGTTTCCCGGTTCTGCTTGACGCTGATGATCAAAGAGAAATTCCGGGCCCAGCGTGTGACACTGTCCGAAAGCACCATCCAATCCCTGGAAACCGGGGCGTGCCTATTCCCGAGGCGTACAACCCTCGCCATCCTAACCGCTGTTCTGCCCGAACTAAGCCAAAGCCTTGCTCTAATTGATTCACAAACCAAACCATAAGTAGGAGTTTTACACCATGGCCGACGAAATTATCGCTTCTGAAGGATCCGAGACCGGCGCCGAGGGTATTCAGGCTTCCGCTCCCGAGTATGTTTCCAAAGCCGATTTCCAGAATTTCCAACAGGAATTTCAGCGGTCCATTGCCGGGCTGACCCCCAGGGAATCCACCGCCGAACGCAAGGACTCCGGCCCGAAAGAGCCGGATCCCCGCAACTACGACTTCACCAAGCCTGGCGAATATGCTCGGCATACACGCGACGTCCACAAGTGGAATGCCCACCTGGACGCGCAGGAAAACAAGCCCGCCGAAGAAAAGCGCCAGGCCGAACAGTCCATCCGCGACTCCGCCCGCGCCCACTCCCAGCGCATGGCCGACTACCGCGAGAAAAACCCCAGCTTTGATGCTGACCTCAAGGCCGCAGCTGGTAAGCTGAACGTGCTGGATGACGTGAAAAACGCCGTCTATGCCTCAAAGAACTCTGCTTTGGCTTTGCACTACATGGCCAAGAATCCGGACGCTGCCCAAGAACTCAATTTCATCTACGAATCCGATGGTATTCATGCCGTTCGGGAGCGTGTAGGTGAGATGGCCGCCGAGATGCGGGCAACCGCCAAGCTGGCTGAAGCCCAAACCGGGGCAGCCGGTCAGCGCCCGCCCAGAATGAATCTCCGTGGCGGTGTCGCCAACAAACCAGCCGGGTCCAAAGACTACGGCTCCGTTTTCAAATCGTTCCGAACCTAGGAGTAACTAATGGCTCTTTCATCCGACAATATTCTTGCAGTCAGCAGCCTCCTTGCCGAGAAATCGGTAGAGGCGCTGATTTCCACGGAACCCGTCTTGCCCACCGCCTACAAGGGCGATGCGCAGACTTTCGAAAACCGCGAGTTTCAGTCGGGTGAGACCATCGACATCCGGATTGCGGATCAGCCGCAGCTCCCGGTCCAGTCGAATGTGATCCAGATCGACCCCATCATCAACCAGACCTTCCCCGCCACCGTCTTGCAGTACAATGACGGCATGCAGATCAGCGGCATCGCCCAGCAGTACGCTTTGGGTGGTATGAAGCGCATCGAGGAAGAGATTGCCAAGCCCCGCGGCGAAACCCTCGCCGTCAAAGCCTCCATCCTGTGCTACGAACAGCTCGGAATGGCGATGAACATCTTCGGCACTGCTGGCGCAGAACTCAAGACCGCCGCCGACTGGGGTCAGGGCCAAGCCATCCTTAATGACCAACTTGCAAATAACACCGGATTGTATTGCGGTATGAGCAATCAATCTATGGCCGCCACCGCTGGCGACTTGGCGAAAGCCTTCAATCCCACCAAGGAATCGTCCACCGCCTATATGGACGGCATGGTCCAGCAGGCCATGAACCTGAACTTCTACTCCTCCTCCAACATCCCCAACCATACCAACGGCGATGCTGTTGGCAATGGCACCTCGGGTATGGCAGTTGGCGTGAATGTAACCTCCGGCGCAACCTCTTTCACGGTCACTGGCGGCACGTCCGCTGGAACGCTGACCAAAGGCTCTGCAATCTGGTTCAAGGGCGGCATGGCTGTCCAGCCTCATACCAAGAAGACTCTCTCCACCCTCCGCTACTTCACCGTTTCGGAAGACGTCACCCTGTCCAGCGGTGGCGGCGTGGTCAAGGTTACTCAGGCTATCTACGGCCCCGAGGACCCCAAGTTGCAGAATATCTCGGTTCTGCCCACGACCAGCGCCAATCAGTATGTCGGTGTGTTCGGAACTGCTTCGCACACCTATGAGCAGGCTGTCTGCTACCGGAAGAAAGCCTTCGGATTCATGGGTCTCAAACTGCCCAAACTATTCGCCCTGGATTGTTCGACCGCGAACTACGAAGGCATTGAAGTCAACGTGACCGCCTTTGCGGACGGCACGAATTACCTGAACATGATGCGCTGGGATATGCTGGCCGTCGCGTACATCCGTCGGTGGCAATGGTGCGCCCGCGCTTTCACCCGTGACCTCGGTTAAGGAGTAAGACCATGAGCCAAGCAACTAAAGTCGGCCATCTCGAAACCTATAAAGACACCAACGTCATTTCCCCGAAGTTGCCGGAAGTCTCAGCATACTTCGTGGACCAGACGAGCGCCGGCGGAGCCTATGGGTTTGCGTCCGCAGCCGAGGTCCAGACCATGATCTACACCGTCAACGCCCTTGTTGACGCTCTGCTCAACCGTAAAGCCGTCAGCGCCTCGTAATCTGAACCACCCATAAGGAGCATCGCATGACATGGACATGGACGGAGATAGCTTCTCGCGCCCTTGTCCGGTCAGGCTGGCTCGGGCTGGGGCAGATCCCCACATCTGACCAGATCGCCACCGCCTTAAAGCAGCTCGCGCAGCTTTTAGACCGCTGGGATGGACAGGGGCTTGCTCTGCCGTCCTTCGACAGTGCGGTGACCTTCAATACCGTCGCCAGTCAATCCAAGTACCTGTTGGGCGGAACCAGCCCAACCCCGGCTAACCCCATCCGGCCGGAACAAATCATCACCGCGACTTGCACGATTACGACCAGCCCCCTGGTCCGTGACCCCATAACTTATATGGATTACGAGACCTACACCCTGCTGACTACGCCGACCGCGACCACGGGTCAACCGTGGAATTACGCCATCAATGAAAAATGGCCCGCCATGGAATTATTCCTCTATCCCACCCCGAACCAGGTCTTCCCCATCACCCTGAATTGCAAGATTAAGTGGGTGGACACTGTTGGCGACCCGAGCGTGAACCCGTTTGCCGTGGCAGCCGTTCCGAGCGGGTACGCTGACGCCCTGATATCCAACCTGGCTTTGGAGATTGCTAAACCATGGAGACTCGAAACCACTGGGCTGATTCACGAAGCCGATGCCTCCCGGTATATGATGGCGGGAGTTGTCTATGACCAACAGCGCAGCGCCCAGCGCAGCCCCGCGATCGGCGTCTTTCCTTGGAACATCGGAATTTCAGGGCGCAACCCTTGAGCCTCCAATCCATCGATATCCCCATCATCGGTGATTCAAACGGAGTACCGCAGGACGATCCGCAATACACCTTGAACTTCTACGCCGAAAAGGTGAGCGATGAGGTTTTGACCTTAAAACCAACTCCCGGCACCACTCTCAAATACCAGCTCGACTACAGCGGCGGGAATCGTGGATTGATTTCCGTCGCTGGCCGCCTGTTTGGGGTTCGCGGGCCGTTCTTTCAGGAGATCGTGTCTGGGGTTGGGATTCTGCTTGGAACCCTGGGCTCCAGCGCCGGGAAAGTGGCCATCATTGCTAACTCCCCGCCCAACGGAGCTGCGCAGATTCTGATTGTGGATGACACCAGTGGATATGTTTTCGACCTGGTGGATTCGACCTTCACCACCCTGACAGGCTTGGGTGGCGATAATTTCCTTGGAGGCGGAAGCCAGGCTGCCTATTGTGCCGGGCGCGCCCTGGTGTTCAAGCCGGGAAGCCAGTACTTCCAAATGTCCGACCTCTACAACTTCAAAGTCTGGACCACGACTACGGCCGGGGCAGCCTTCACGCTGACAACCCCAATCATCGCGGTTGTTTCCAATGGTGACCTGGCTTACTTCTTCTCCTCCGGGGGGTTTGAGGTTTGGAGTGACCAGGGCTTACCGACCCTTCCAATTGGCCGCATCCTCGCCGGGGACAAAATCGGCATCCTGGCCCCGAATAGCGCTCTATTCTGTGAACGCCATGTTTACTGGGTCGGCAGGACTTCGACCGGGCAGGGAATTGTGTACCGGCATTCTGGTGGGGCAGAGCCGGAGCGCATCTCCAACCACTCGACCGAGCGGAACATTGCAGCTATCGCAGATCCCACGGATGGCAACGCATTCACTTACACCTCGTTTGGGCACGTCTTTTACATCGTGTCTTTTACTCTGGGCAACCGGACGTTTGCCTGGGACAAAGCCACCAATCTTTGGCATGACCGCGCTCAGCGTGAGCCGCTGTCCAATGCCGATAACGCGCTTCCCTTCGTCTCCGTGGTCATCCACAATGGAATGGTCCTGGAAGCCGATTACCGTAATGGCGACATTATGGAAATTGACGAAACAAACTACACAGACAATGGAAACCCAATCTCCAGGGAACGAATCCTGCCCGTGACCCCGAAAGAGGGCGACTTTTTCACGTTCTACCAGTCTGCCGAGTTGTTTGGGGAGCTTGCGCCCCCTCCTCCGCAACAATCCATAACCACTCCCGCGCCCAAGAATGATTTCTTTGATGCTGGGACCGTCAACCCATCCTCAAACGGTTGGACGGTGGATCAGTACGACAGCCACGACGGGGTGGTCTCCAGCGGAACAGCCTGGGAGCATTACGTTGCCGACACCAATAGGCATACCACCCAATACGCCTACCGTACCCTCCCGACCCTGCCGGTTTCCATCCAAATGAATGCCGGAATCTCCCTCAACGAGTTGAGCGCGTCGGACGGCTTGGACTCAACCGCCACTATTGGGTATTCCATCATCACCTGCACCACTGACGGCACCTATGCCGACCGACGCTGGAAGGCTGGCATATTCTTCAAATCCCACCGGGACGGGGGATTCTACAAAACCATCACCGTTTCCGTGTGGTTCGTGAGGCACGAGGCCACGGTAGAATACTCCAATGACGTCCTGATCAAGACCTTGGCAGATGTGGATATTCCCTATTCTTTCTCCTATACCCCAGTGATTCGGGTGGATCAAGGGGACGCTAATGTTCTCAAATTCTACGTGGATAGTGTCCTCGTTTATACCACCACCACCGACGCCTACAATAACCTGACGAAATACGTCGGAATCGGGTTCGCCCGAACCTCCTACAGCGGGGCCCACGAAACCGACGTCGGCTTTGGCGGGGATTATTTTGCCTACTATCCCGACAGCCCCCCCATCGTGACCCTGGTTCCCCAATATCCCACTAATATCATGATGCGAATCTCCCGTGACCGGGGTGCGACCTGGGAGCCGGAGCAATGGCAGCAGGTAGGCGGGAACGCAACCTATATGGGCCGGACTCGTTGGGTTGGACTTGGGAGCGCATATAGCATATCTTTACACTTTAAAATCGTCGCCAATATGTATGTCAGTTGGCGCGGAGTTAGGCTAAGGTTACAATAATGCCCCTACCACTACTCGCCGGAG